TGGGGGGGAGACGCGGCCGTGTCTTGGAGTGAGGCCAAGGTCAAGCAGATGGACGGCGATAAGGCCGACGAAAAACGCGAAGACGCCGTTGTCGAAGTGCCCGTCGCAGTCGTCGAAGAGGCGGCACCAGTAGTCGTCGAAGCGCCGAAGCAGGAACGCGGCGAAGACTTCGCAGGAAAGATCGCATCTCTCAAAGCGACAATTCTGCGGAACAGTTTGCACGGCAACAACTAGTAACTGTAGGCTACATAGATAGACATTGCTTCACGACGGAAGTCGTGAGGGGCAGTGCGAGCGATCTGAGGATTCAGGTCTGCGGCGCGCTAGCGGGATCACCCGCCGGCCGCAGCATTTCGCGTTGGCCGGCTCAAACTAGGAGCAGGCCAAATGGCATCGAATCTCAAGCGTCTTCAGGATCGTGCTGCGGCCATCGCCGCCCGTATGACCGAACTGGCCGCCGTGGCCGAGCGTTCGGAAGATCAGACCGTCGAACTGCGGAAGCTCTCCGGCGAGGCCGACGCCGTCAAGGCCGATCTGGACTTCGAGTCGATGATCGCTGCCAAGGAGCGTGAACTCCGCTCGGTCGTCGAGGTCGCCGCCCCGGCTGTTGTTGCCGCTCCGGCTCCTGAAGCCCCCAAGACCGAGATTCGTGCGGTCGGCGTCCACCACACCCAGCTTCGTGCTTTCAACGACTCGCCCGAGGCTGTCGAGAGTGCCTACCGCTGCGGCCGCTGGCTGCGTGCCCATGCGTTCAAGCACGCTGACGACATCCGTTGGTGCAAGGATCACGGCGTCGAGGCCCGCGCTCTCAACGAGGGCAGCAACTCGGCGGGCGGTGCCCTGGTTCCAGAGGAGTTTGCCGCTCGCGTGATCCGCTTGACAGAAACTTTCGGCACGTTCGCAGCGTCGAACGTCGAGAAGATCGTCATGTCGCGGGACACGATGATTATCCCCAAACGAGTAACGGGCACGACAGCGTATTTTTTGGGCGAAGGAACTGCGGTGCAGGAATCTGAGCCGACCTACGCAAACGTGCAGCTTATTGCCAAAAAATTGGCCTGCGGCACGAGAATGTCGAGCGAAATCGTCGAAGATGCTCTCGTCTCGATTGCAGATGCCGTGGCAACAGAATTCGCAACGAGCTTGGCGCTCAAGCAGGACTTGTGCGCCTGGTTGGGTAGCGGCGACTCCGGTTCGGGCGGTATCTACGGCATCGTGCCAAAGGTCAACGATGGCACGCACACCGCTGGCGTTCTGACCGCCGGCACGGGCGCAACGGGCTTCGAGAGCCTGACGATCACCGACTTCATCAAGATGATCGGCCGGATGCCTCTCTACGCCCGACAGGGTGCAGCGTTTTACATCTCGCCGGCTGGCTTCGCTGCCTCGATGGCCCGCCTCCGCTACGCGGCTGGCGGCAACACCGTCGAGCAGGTTGGCAGCGGCGTCAACGAGCAGTTCCTCGGATTTCCGGTGAACCTAATTCATGTCATGGACAGCACGCTCGGTGCTGATCCCTCCAAGGTGAAGGTGCTGTTCGCGAACCTCGGACTCTCGAGCATCTACGCTCGTCGCCGGGACTTCTCGGTCAAGCTCTACGATCAGGTCTACGCGACCACTGATCAACTTTTGCTCCAGGGAACGAGCCGCTTCGACATTGTCCATCACTCGCTCGGCGACAACACGACCGCCGGCCCGGTGATCGCTCTCAAGACCGCGGCGTCTTGAGCCTAAAACAACAACCTCTTAGAAGGAGAACCCTGTCCCATGCTTCATTCGCAAATGGAAAAGGTTGTCTCGGCCGTCCCCACGGCTGTCGGCAGCAGCGCAGTGACCCTGACGATTGACACCCTCGGCTACGATCACGCGAGCGTGACTGTCCTTCGTGCCAGCAACGCCTCGACGGTGTTCGCCAGCGTACTGAAGATCGAGCACTCGGACGACAACTCGTCCTACTCCGATCTGTCGGGCTTCGTCGGCGGCACCGACTTCACGATCCCGGTCGTGTCCGACACCGCGTCGGCCGCCGCCGTGAAGCTCGACGTGAACACGCAGGCGAAGAAGCGTTACCTCAAGGTGACCGCGACCCCCGCCGTGAGCGTGAACACTGTTGTGACGGCTCGGCTGTCCCGTGGCGAAAACGCCCCGGCCACCGCGTCGGAAGCTGGCTGCATCGGTTGGGTTAAGGGCTGATCCCGTATCTGCGGGACGGCCATGACGGCCGACAAAGGCGCAAGGATGCGCGCCCGCTCCAAATAAGGAGCGAATCGTGCTACTGCGTATCGGTAATGTCGAAGCGGAAATAAAAGTCGCGGCGGTGATGTCCACCCCGCGACTTGGATTCACAGACAATTTCTTCTGCGTCTCGTCGGCACTGGCCCCACACGGCATCAGTCCTATCAAGGTCACTGGTGCTTTCTGGGGTCAGTGCCTTCAGCGAGCGATGGAACAGGTCGTGGACACCCACGACGTGATCCTCACCCTTGACTATGACACTGTCTTCAATGCGAAGACCGTCGAGGCTCTGCTCGCCCTCCTGCTCCACTCGGGGTATGACGCTATCGCTCCGCTTCAGACGAAGCGGGAAGCCAACGCAGTCATGTTCGCCCTGCCGGGCAGCGATCTGGACGAGAAGACGACAGTCGGCGGCGACTTCTTCAGTAAGGTGATCCAGCCGGTGGAGACGGCCCACTTCGGCCTCACGTTCCTGCGAACGGCGGCTCTAAAGAAGATGAAGAAGCCGTGGTTCCTCGCCAGGGCGAGCGAAACGGGCGAGTTCGACGGCGGGCACGTTGACGAAGATATAGCGTTTTGGAGGTCGTGGGCCGCTTGCGGCAACACGCTCGGCATCGCCACTCACGTCAGCGTCGGGCACGCCGAACTGATGGTCACATGGCCGTCGAGGACGGACGCCAGCGGCAAGGTGCAGCAGCACACGACCGAATACTGGAATGGCGGCCAGAAGGCACCAGAGAACGCCTGGGGGCAAGTCCATTGAGAATCCGAGTGCTTCAGAATTTCGACTGCTACGAACAGGGTCAGGTCTTCCAAGACTGGCCGGCGGGGATGTGCGATCTGCTCATTCGCCGAGGTCTGATCGAAGAAGTTGAGACGGCAGAAGCCGTGCCCGAGGCGATTGAACGGGCCGATATGGGCGTAAGAACGAAGCCAAAGCAGAGGAAGTAATGGACACGATTGTCTTCGGAACCCCGCAGAAGCCGACCGCGACGATTACGCCGTATCGGAGTCTGCGCCGAATCACGCAGCCGGCCGTCGAGCCGGTGAGCTTGGCCTTCGCCAAGACGCACGCCCGCGTCGATACGGATGCCGACGATCTCTACATCCAGTCTCTGATCTCCGTCGCGCGCGAGTATGTAGAGGACATTTTAGATATCACGCTCTGCACAACCGTTTGGGAGGTCAAATATGACTTGTTCCCAATCTGGGCGATCATCCTGCCCCGGCTGCCGATGCAGGATAAGACGATTACGGTGACCTACCGAAACGGCGACGGCGTCTACGGGACGCTCTCGAGCGCGAACAACGGATTTCAGGTCGATGCCAGCGTCCTGCCTGGGCGAATCTATCCGCAGTGGGCGACCGCGTGGCCGGCGACTCGAGGCGACGAGAACTCGGTCACGGTGCGGTACACCGCAGGCTACGGCGACGACGGGCAGGCAGCCCCCAGAGTGGCAAAGCACCTTATCTGCATCCTCGTCGCCCACTGGTATGACACGCGCCAGCCGGCCGTCACAGGAGCGCCGCAGTCGGTTCCGCAGACGTTTGAGACGCTCCTGGCCGCGGCCAGCATGGGGGTATACCGATGACCGTTCGTGCCAGAATCGACGTTGACGCCGTCTACCACGACACCGATGGCACCTCGCTGACGGTCGGGACGCTCTCTGAGCATCTGGCCCCGGCCCTGACGACGGCCCAGACCATCGGCCGCAGCGTCGGCACGGCATCGGTGCAGATCGTCGGCACCACGCCGCTCTCTACCCTGGTCGTGAAGAACACAGGCAACAGCGTCCTGCGGCTGGCCGGCAGCGTCGATGTGGCCGCGGGCAGGCTTGCCGTGCTGCCTGTGACGGCGACGATCACCGTGTCGGCGCCGTCGGGCTCGGGATCGTACACCGCCATATGGATGGGGTGAGCAATGATCAACTCCGGCGCGATGCGCGAGCGGGTCACGATCCAGAAGCCTGTCGAGAACCAAAGCTCGTTCGGTGAGACGACGCTCTCCTGGGAGGACGAAGGGACGGTCTACGCCAACATCATGGGCGTGAGGGCCGCCGACTACTTCGCGGCCCAGCAGTCTGGCGTGCTCGTCACCCACCGCATCCGCATCCGTTTCTTTCCTAGCATCACTCACCAGCACCGGCTGATCTGGCGTGGCCGGGTGATGGAGATCAGCAGCGTGCTCGAGCGAGAGACTCGTTCTGTCCATGAAATCTTGGCACGGGAGGCTGCGACATGATTTCATCCAGCAACCCTACCCCCAGATATGTCGGCGGCGAGTCGTCCCTTGAGAAGACGAAGGGGTTCGTCACGATCAAGACCGCAGGCATCCGCGAGATGGCGAAGGAACTGGAGCGGATTGCCGCCGCCGCCGCCCCGCGGCTGCTTATGGACGCCGTGGTGAAGGCGTCGAAGCCAATCGCCACGACCTACGCCTCTGCTGCTCGCCAGATGCAGGCGACGGGCAATCTCGCCGACTCAGTGACGACGGAGAAGCGACCCTATTCGCAGGCCGCTGTCGCGATCACCGGCCCCAGGCAGACCGGCCCAGTTGGCTCGACGGACTCGGCTGTTTCGGGGAATCATGCCTGGTTGGTCGAGTTCGGCAGTGGCCGACGAAAGCCGGGTACGCAGGGCCGGCGAACATATGTAAACGTGCATCAGATGATCAACGGCAAGATGCGAAAGCACTCGTCTGCCAACGATGCCCAGTTCGCGAAGATGTCGAGGGGCTACTACTTCCTCATGGGCAGCATCGACGAGCCGACCCGTCAGGGTAAGGGAAAGTCTGGGTATTCCCGTGACTTCATGCTCGGCCAAGACGGCCGTAGCGGCGAGCAGCACCCGATCACGCTGCATCCAGGGGAAACCATTGCCCCCATGCCCGCCCACCACCTCATGGAAAAGACGATCCAGAAGACCGCTGGCGTTGTTCAGTCGCTTCTTCTCGCAGAAATCAACGCCCACCTGAACAAATATTAATGGTTATTTCGCCCGAAAAACACGTCTATCAGAAACTGGTGACCTCGCCGTCCATCGCGAGGCTCGTCGGATTTCAGGTGTTTCCGATTGCCGTCCCCAAGACTGCAACGCTCCCGTTCGTCGTCTACAAGCGGTCAAACATCATCCGCGAGTCGGCGTTGCCTGGGCCGATCTACCAGCCAGTGGTGAACCTACAGATTGCGTCATGGGCACTCTACTACGATGGCGCTCGCGAACTCGCCGACGAGGTGCGATTGGCCTTGGATGGCCGCATCGGCACGCTCTCAGGGGTTACAATTAGTGATATACGGCTTGTTTCGGAGACGGATGACTATCTAGACCCGGCCGCCGTGGGAGCACAACTCCCGCCCGCATACGAAGTTCGACAACTATTTCAGATTCGGTGGCAAGAGGCCACTGAGTAAGACTTTAGCGCAAGGAGGCGCACTATGGCAGGTGTTGCAGCGATGGGCGTGGCGATCACCTACAACTCCGTAGGTATCACGGCAACGAGCTTCAATGTTAACGATCAGATCGACAACGCTGACGGCTCGCACCTCGGGCAGTCGGTTGGTAGCCGCCGCGAGTACGTTCCGACGTTTGTGCAGCGGGAAATCTCCGTTGACTACATCGGAACCTCGATTATCTCTGTCCAGTCGGCTGCGATCAGCATCAGCGGCCCGGTCAGTTTCAGCGGAAACGCCACCCTCACGGCATCGACCGTCAGCGGCAGCGTCGGCGATTTGGTCAAAGGAAGCGCCACTTGGCGCGTGGCGTAACTCTGAGGGGGTAACCCGACATGGCCGGGGCCACCGCACAGGGAGCGACGTTTACGTTTTCCGGCTTTTCCGGCGCGATCACCGGAATATCGGTGCAGATGCCAACGGCGCAGGTCACAGACATGACCGCTGCCGCAGACGGCCTGGGCTACAGCTTTATGGTGCCGACCGGCGAATGGGCCGGCGGCACCATAACTGTGGACTTCTTAACAACCAATGCCGACCCGCAGTCTTTCGTGCGGAAGGTCGGGCAGCTTACGTTCGCATCGACTGGCTATTCAATCAGCCGCCAAGTCATCTGCGAGTCGGCCACTGTCGGAGCGCAGGCAGGCGAAATCGTTCGCGGATCGCTCAAGTTCTTAATGACTGATTACCAAGGCTCATGACCGGCAGGATGCCGATTTAAACATATTTTCGGAGTAGATCGACATGGCTCTTGACCGTAAAAGCATCCTGGCCGCCGACGACGTTCGCAAAGAGAAGGTAGCTGTTCCAGAGTGGGGCGGCGACGTTTTTCTTAGCGTCCTTACCGGCACCGACCGCGACCGTTTCGAGGAGAGCTACTCGGAGCAGAAGATGAAGGCGTTCCGCATTCGCTTCCTGCTCTTGGCTCTGTGCGACGAGAAGGGCAAGCGTCTCTTCGACGACGACGAAAGCGACATCCTCGGCAAGAAGTCGTCGGTTGTGATCAACCGTCTCTTCGAGGCTGGCTGGAAGCTGAACGCTTTCACGCAGGAGGCAGTTGATGCCTTGGGGGAAGATTCGCCGCTCGCCCCGAGCGACGATTCTACTTCAGGCTAGCAGCCACGCTTGGGATGAGCGTCAAGCGGCTGTTGCAGGAGATGGACAGCAAGGAGATCGCTGAGTGGTACGCATTCGACCAGCGATGGCCTCTTCCAGACCCCTGGGGGCAGACTGCCAGACTGTGCCGGATAATCATGGCGGCGTCTGGGAACTACAAGAAACACGACATCCCCGACGAGGCCGTTTTTATTCCGAGTGTGGTCAAGGCAGAGCAGACTGAGAATCAGATTCTCAATGAACTGATGAAGTTGAATATGCCAATTCAGGAATGAAGCGATGAGCGGCTATCTCGGCAAGATCAGTGCGATTGTCACGGCGAACACGGCCGACTTCCAGGCCAAGCTTGAGGGCGGCGGTGCCGCCGTCCGCAAGTTCTCTCGCGAGGTGCAATCGAACATCACCAAGTCGATGGGTGATGTCGAGAAGTCGATCCAAAGCATCTACACCCCGCTTCAGCGACTGGAAGGGTCGCTGAAAGCGGCGGGTAGCCTGAAGCTCAGTTTCCAAGGATTCAAGGGTGCGATTAAGGACGTTGAGGAACTAAAAGGCAGACTTGGTAGCCTGAACTCGCAGCAACTCAAGATCGTCCTAGACCAGAGCGGCCTAAAGAGCCTCAAGGAAGTTCGCTCAGTTCTTCGCGAGGTCAGTAACCGAGATATACGGTTGTTCGACGCAGCCGGCAGCTTGCAGGCGTTGCAGAAAATCCAGGCTGGGCTGAATACCGCTCGAGGGCAGCGGAAGCTTGCCAAGCTCGGGATCGACGAGTCGGAGCTTGATGCTCTGATTCAGAAGTTCCGTCGATTCCCACGACAGCGCATCGAGGCCGTCATCAATGTCCTCGGCCAAGATATGCTGGATGCCTCGTTCACCAAGGCGAGGCAGTTGTTCTCGCTATCCGAGCAGATTAACAAACCGCTGATGGCGGCAGTTGATAGTTTTGGGAGGCTATCGCGAGAAGTGCAGGCTGGTTTCATTCCAGCACTCGGAGCGGCCCAGAACGAGGCACAGAACCTAGCCGACGACATCAAGAATGCCTGCGTTATTGGGCAGGGCAGATTCGACGATGTCGAAAGCAGCGTGCAGAGGGTAACGGTCGCGATCAAGCAGTTGAGCGAAGCCTCGGCGTTGGTTGGCAGTCTCAAGACTGGAAACGAACTGGCTTTCGACCAGCCTGGGCTGAACGCTGCCCTCACCCGCGGCGTCAAGTTCGGCAACGACGCGCAGTCGCAGATGGCCGTGTCTGGCATTGCTCGCGCAAATTCTGGTGACGTGTCCAACGCTCTTCAGCGGATCATGGCTGAGTCGAAGCGCGCCGAGGCGATCCTGGCTGACTTAAAGAGTGCCGAGCAACTCGGGTTGGCGGGGTACGCCAATGGACTCCGAAAAGACCTCGCAGACGTTGCCGCCGAAATTAACAAGGTTCTTGACGTTGCCGAGACAAAGATCGACCTTCAGGTCACCACCACGGCGGCCAAGGCCGTTGTCGATCAACTCGGAAACAAGCTGAAGGAACTCCAGGCTCTCGCCGATTTCAGCATCACCGGCAATTTCCAAGACTCGCAGCAGACTGTCTCGGCGATTCAAGAAATCATCGGGATGATGGACAAACTGAACGCGGCGCAGAAGACCGCGATGCAGCCGCAGATCAACTCGCTCATCGATGCTGCACGGCCCGACGCCAGCACGGGGGTTGTCGATCTCGCGAAATTCAAGTCTGTCTACGATGTGCTCAAGGCCGACATCGAAGCTGGCACCAAGCTAAACCTTGATACCGCGGCGGCACAGAAGGCGATTGACGACTTCGACGCCAAGATAAAGAACCTTGAGGACGACTCGAACTTTGCGATCACGGCCCAGGTTCAGAATCAAGCTCAAGCCGAAGCGGAGATTAAAAAGCTCATCGGCAGAATGAGCGAGCTTGACGCCGCCGGCCGCGCCGCCATGCAGCCGACCGCCGACGCCGCGATTAGTTCGCTGAGTGCGAAGGACGCCAGCGGTGCCCCAGATATCGATGCGATGCGGCTTGCGATTGATGCGTTTGATCAAGAGTTCAACGCCCAGAGAACGCTGAAGCTTGACACTGCCGCTGCCACCAAGAGGCTGGATACCCTTGACGAATCATGGGCAGCGTCAATCCGCGGGCTGCCCGAGACAGAGAAACAGATCGACGACTTCTTCACGAAGGTTCTCGCCGACATCGGTAAGTTTGAGGCAGCCGACAGGCTCAACTTCGACCCGATGATTGCCAGCATTCGGCAACTCATCGCGACTGGGGCACCGATATCGTCGGTAGCAGACGCTCTTCTTCAGCTTGAAGACGCTCAAAAGAAGGTCAACGCTGCCGGCAAGCAGGGCGAAACAGTCGCGAAGCTATCGCCTGGGGCCGTGCGGACTGACTTGGAGCAGCGGCTCGAGGCTGCGAAGCAGCGAGCTACTAACCCGATGGCTATGCCGGGGGAGTCTATTGAGGACATCGGCAAGGAAGCCGACGTTCGTCTTTCGCTGGGCAAGGACATCGGCGACAGCGCGAGGCAGTTGGATGTGCTGAAGGGTGGCCTAACGTCCGTAAAGGACAAGGTTGACCGGCTGCCGGAGAGCGTTCGTTCGCGGTTCATTCCGGCCATTCAAGACGCAGAGAGGGAGTTCACTGATCTCGCCACGTCGGCAAGCCCGCTGGCGGCCGACATTGAGCGGGCGAGGCAACGTCTCGCGCAACTCACGCAAGATGCAGGGCGTGCTGATCAAGCGTTGAACTTCGCGGAGTCGTTCGGCGGTGCTGGTCGCTCAGGGGTCAACCTCGGGCTAGATCAGCGGGCACTAAAGGGCTACGAAGGACAGCTAACTGCGTTGCAGACAGCCCTCGGTCGAACAAGTGCCCAGGCTCGCGGCCCTGCGGTGGCGGCATTCAACGACCTCCGCAACGCCATCTCAAACGCTATGGAGGAGGGCAATCTGTCGATGCCCGCCACGCAGCAGAACATTCAGCGTCTGACAAACGTGGCCGTGAACGCGACATCACAAGCTGGCGGGGGCAGCGTCGGAAGCATTCAGAGGGATATGCAGAGGGCCGGCGACGTTGGGCGAGGAGGGTTCGACAAGCTCTCGCTCGGCGTCAATCAAGCAGCGTTCGCTATCGATGACTTCATGTCGTCCACGGGCGGCTGGGATCAAAAGTTGCGGGCCGTCAGCAATAACATCACGCAGATGGCATTCGTGCTCGGCGGCACGACTGGCCTGTTTATTGGCCTTGGGGCCGTGATTGCGGGTCAGGCCGCTGTGGGGCTTTACAAGTGGATCAACGGCGGCCGAACAGCCGAAGACCAGAACAAGGCGCTCAACGATTCGCTTGCGAGACAGAAGAGCTTAGTCGAAGAACTCGCTCAAGCGTTCAAGTCGCTCGGCGACTCAATGTCCGAAGGAACTTTCTCGGACGTTGGCAAGAAGACATCCGAGTTCAACCGTCAGATGACGGACATCAAGAAGAAGCAGACGGACTCCAGAAAGGAGCGTGTGTCATTTCTTGACCCCGACGTTCAGCGTGAGCGTGGCGAGCAGAACCGCTTGACCAGGGAGATGGAACAGACCACTGACCCCGGCTTGCGAGCAGCCCAGGCCGCATCTCTCCGCGAATCGAAGGATAGGGAGAAGCGGGCGATGGATGCCGCCGCAGCGAGAGCTGCCGCGGGCGCGACCCCGGACGACATCCGTAGTGTTGCTGGCAGCACGATCCGCGAGACAGAGTTCCTTGAGGGTGGGAAGCGAACCCGCCGAAGCAGGGAGCAGGCCGAGCTTCGTCGGCAGAAACTCGAGAATGATGTTGCTGCGGCCGGCGGCGACCCGATGGAGATGGCGAAGGTTCTTGAGCAACGGATCGCCGAGCGAAAGCCGACGGCAGAGAAGCCCATTGGGGCGGCTAATTTCGAGGAAGGCCCGGAAATCATGCGGGCAAGAGAGGACGTCCTCCAGTTGGAGCGCCTCCTCGCATCGCTGCAAGACCCAATCCGAGCAGCCATCGATCTTGCCGCCAACGAGATTGCCGAAGCATCTCGAGGCCCAGCCGAAGACATTCGCAATGCCCAGAACGAGGTCGCTGAAGCGATAAAGGCGGGGCTCCCAGGAGCGAGGATGTTTGGCCTTGCGCTGGACAAGAACGCCCAGGCTCTTGAGGACGCTTACCGCGATCTTGAGAAGGCTGCCGAAGAAGACGACCCGAAGAAAAAGCAGCCGCTTGTGGACGCGGCGAGGGCCAGGGTAGACGACCTAGAGGCCAAGCGTGCCGCTATGCGGGCGCAGGCCGACGCCTATCGGTACGAAAGGGTTGTTGACCCGCAGCGGCAAGTTGATGCACGAATGGAGCGAGCCAAGAGCAACCTGGGTGACGCTGGCCTTGAGGGCGGGCAGATCGCTCGCAGGATGCGTGAGATCGAAAACCGGCGGGAGACGATAAGCCAGCAGGCGGCGATGTCGGAGAATCAGAATCCGATTATGCAGGGCTTCTTCGAGGGCCAGCAGGCCGCTCTCAACGCCGAAGTCGCCGCCATCGAAGCATCGACGATTGCCTTGAAGATGTTCTCCGACGCATTGAACAGGGCGTCAGAGGAGGCCAAGAGCAACCTTAACTCGGCCCAGAGCGCTGCCGACGAGGCTCGGCGAGAAGACCTGGGCAACAGCACGCCAGAGTCCCAAGCCGAACGCAGGGGGGCCGCCGCCGACCTTGAGCGACAGCGAGAGCTTGAGAAGGAAGCCCAGCGTGAGCTGGCGAACCAGCGCGCCAGGGAAGAGGAGATCAAACGCGGGCCTGAGTTCCAGCGGATGCAGCAGATCGACGAGCAACTGGAGAGCGGGTCGCTGTCGGCGGCGGAGCAGGAACAACTGCGGGCCGAGCGGGCTGGCCTTGAGGCCAAAGTCGAGCCGCAGCTTCAGGCAGGCCGCGAGCGAGCAGAGAAGGCCGTTGAGGCTAGCACGCGGGAGGAAGAAGAGCGGAAGTCGGCTGCCCGCGGTCGGGAACTGCGTAAGACGCCCGAAGAGAAGTTCGCCAAGGAAACAGAGCAGGGGCTGAAGGACATCCGCGAGGCGTTTGGCCGGGAAGCGGAGAACAACGGCGGCATCGTTGATGCAGCCGGCAGGGCAGAAGCGGAACGCCGATACAATGAAGACCGCGAGAAGGAGGCCCGCACAGCCACTATGGCTGGCCGAGGCCGAGAGGCGTTTATGACCGACCGCGAGCGGTTCTCCCGCGACTCGCGAGAAGGCATCGTCAAGGACATGACAGCAGGGGCCATCGACCAAGCTGGCCTTATGAACGTGCAGGGCCGCCGTGCTCTTCTGGAGAAGGGGATCAAGAACCAGATGGAGCAAGTGGCCCCAATGCTCGCCAGCTTTGATGAGGAACGGCAGACCGCCAGACTCCAAGGCCCGTCTCGAGCCGCTCTCCAGATGACCGACGTTTCGACGAGTCAGGGTGCCAGCGAACTTACCCGACTTCTTCGCGGCGACGATTCGGCGAAGGACGTGAACCTCGCCGAGCTACGAAAGCAAACATCAAAGTTCGATGACCTCATTCAGGCAGTAAGGGACGCCAACCCAGGCGTCCTGCTGTAATCTATGCCAAAAATGGTATCAGAACTCGCGCAGGGCAATGCTTTCGGACGAAGCTCCGACGGCGGCGGTGCCGCTGACAATGCCACCCGCAAATTCAAGGTGCTCCTTAATTCGCCGAATGAAGCGTGGGACATTTTCGCCGCCATCGGCGTCAACATCGGAGACTTGTACAGCGCAAGCAACCCAATCCCTTGCGTAAGTGTTGAGGCCACTCACGACGGCGATAGCCGTGTGGTGTGCATAGTCACGGCACAGTACCGCAGCAGCGCAGGGGCAGCGCCGGGCGCGCCCGACCCCAAGTCGCAGCAGCCAGAAGTTCGTCCTGCGATGTATTCGATGTCAACGTCGTTGACTGAGATTGCGGCTTGGTCGGGAAAGAAGGTGACGGGCGGGTCTTCTGCGGGGTGGGCACCAGCCGTCAATCCGGTTGGCGATATGTATGACGGAGTCACTCGGCTTGAGCCAGTCGTCACCATCAACATTGAGCAGTATTCCGTATCTGATCAAAGCAGCAAGCTTGGCTACACGGGCTATGTGAACAGCGATGTCTTTCAGTTCAGCGGACTCTCGATTGGCGTTCACTGCTGTATGCTTCAAAGCGTGGCGGCAAACCCAGTTGTCGAACAGTTCAACGGCCAGACTTTTCGCGGATTCAAGGTGACATTTGGGTTTGCAGTCCGATCACATTGGGCATTGACATACGAAGGTTTTGAGCCGATTGGCTGGGATTTGGCTATTCCCCAGACCGGCATGAATATCAGAAACACTGGCTTCGGCAGGAACGACGTTGACCAGAAGGCACTGACGCTTCAGCACAAAGAGGGCAAGGTAGAGACAAACCCAGCCACTGGAGACCCTGTCGGGCTTGCTACTGGAACAAACAACGCAAAGATGCGAGGCAGCGTGGCGATTGCCGCGTTTGAAAGCGGCGGGTATGTGCAGCGACCGTGCGCCCAGCCGATTGCGCTGAACGACGACGGGACTCCTCGGAATGTGGATGTCTTCCCGAACGCCACGAAAGTCATTATCAATCGGGTATGCTTACAGCCGGAAATGGCATTCGGCAGTAACTTTTCCAACTTTGGCATTCGCTGGTACTCTTAACCTACTATGGCAGACAACGGACGCTACTTAGTCGGCGAAAGTCTTCGCGAAAAGCTGAAGAGCACAATCGCGAGGGTAGATGCACTTGCCCCCGGTGCGCCGGTCACCCGTATTCCGACGATACTTGAAGACGGCGTAAGCTACACGCCGAAGACATTCCGAATCTGCACCTTCACGGGAACTTGGTCGGTTGACACGAACAAGGAACTCACGTTCCGCAACGTGACAACCACGCCTAACACAGTAAGTGCAGTCAATCTTTTTGCCGACATTAAGGGCGGCACGTCCTCGGCGTGCATAACGAACTGCGCAATAGCCAAAGACGGCACTGAGTGGTATCTGATCGCCGCCGGCTGCCAGTGCGGGTGACAATATGCCTTTGATAATCGGACAAAAAGGCTCGTCTAGATGCTGCTGCGGCGACTGCCGTGGATTCCCCGCATTCGACGGCTCGCACAGGTTCTTTAAGTACGCGACTGTCTATGACTATGACTGCTGCCAGTTTGAGAGGTGCGTCGATGACGAAGGGCGAGACGGCAAGGTAAAGTTTGAGTCAACGGGCTGCGGCTACGGCATCGTTGTCGAGGCAACTGGCAACTACCTCAAAACATTTCGCAACGGTCAGTGCATCGACTGCAAGAGCTTGTATCCGCTTGACACGATCCGCGAAATGCTGCCGGGGCTGTTGAACAACCCGTACATACGGTGCAGCAATTTCTTCGCGACTGCCCCTGGCGTTGTCAATCCGACCAAGGCAACGGCCCTTTATGACGACAACTGCTGCAATGCTCTGGGAGACAAGATTTACTGGGAACTTACTGAAGAGATCACAGACGCAACGTGCGATAAGATGGGGGCGTGCTGCGGGTATCGCAGCTATGGGGTCACCAACGGCGTCAACAACCCATCGGGTAACATCGACGACAAGACGACGTGCCGCATGTGCCACGAATGCGAGTGCGACACGGCGAAAGGCGAAGTGTGGCACGGCGAGGGCAGTTCGTGCGAGTCAAATCCATGCTGCTGCAAAGGGTTTCGGGCGTTCGACAATTCATTCAAATTTTATCGATACGCAAAATACATCGACAACGACATTTGCTATTTCACGTCAGACAAAAACGACGGGTACTACGTCCTTGAATGGATTGGCGGGGTTTCAAAGGCAAACACGATGACGTGCGGAAACTATGGAGTAATAGTTGAGGTCGATGGCGGCCAGCAGAGATATAAAAAAGTAGGTGCGTGTGAGAGTGTCCCGTACAACGCTGGCAACGGCGCGCCAGCGAACTCCTCAACTTTTTGGTCGTTCGGCATCAGCGCCGCATGCGGAAACCCACTTGGAGACAAAGTAGGATGGATGCTTTACGACGAGATACCATGCTCGTTCAGCCCCCTGCCGTAGTCGTCTGCCACCGCTCGTACCTCGAGCAGAGGTGCGCAGAAAGAGGCTACACGCTTGAAGAGGTCATGCCGTGCGTTCTGTCACAGGAGGGAGACCACTGGGCGATTAATGTCGAAAGCCCGTTCTACCCAAGAGACAAGCACGCAGTTGAGTCACCGTTGGAGCCACCGGCAGAACAGCAAACCGTACAAATCGGCCCAGGCACGGAACTCAAGAAACTGCTGGCCGGCTGGCCTTTCTACATAACGTCTTCCCCAGACTGCTCATGTAACCGTGTCGCCCGCGAGATGGACATTTGGGGGGCAGAAGAGTGCGAGAAGCCGGAGCGTGTGGACTACATCCTCGCCGCTATGAGGCAGAACGCAGAGAAGCGAGGAATCCCGTTCATCGATGCCGCTGGTCGGTTCTTGATTAAGCGTGCTATCAAGAATGCACGCAAGAACAAACATTGACCTCATAAGGCTACCCAGCCAGACTAAGACGCATGGCAAAAGCACCGCCACCAAAAGACTTCGTCTTCTCGGACGACGACGACGACGAGGTCGAGGGCGGCGGCATTCCCGATGATCACGGCATGATCTATTTGAAAGGGACGAATGGACTCGCTGACACAGGAAATACTGCAAAGCGCAAAGCCAACGCCGAAAAACCAAGGATGGTTCGACGGGCTGTCAAGCGATCACCAAAACGCGATCCTCGAGGTTCGCAGTAAGTGGAGGCAGACCGCCGAGACCAGCGGCGTCTCAGCCTCGCAGATGGCTCGCACGATTATCGCGAAGCTCGTTGACCGGGGGTACAAAATCAACGGCTATCGAAAGGTGCAAAGATGGCTGACGCAGGGCTGACCGGCGACATCTTGTCGTCGGCGGCAGCGTCGGCCACGCCGAAGCCCGCCCCCGACGCCGAACAGGTGACGCAGCGGCGTGACGGCGAGGTGCTCGAGGCCCGCTCGACGAGTCGCCGCATCAAGACCGTCGAAGACCTCATCGCTCACATCGAAGCGGATATGACCCGCTATGAGATCGCCTCGTCTGAGGCGACATCGTGGCAAGTCGCGACCGCCGGCAGCGACGGCGAGCCGACGGTCACCGACCTCCACCGGGTATGGGTGAGACTCAAGCCGAAGGCGGGGCCGGGGATCAAAGAGGCCGTCGAGGCCATGATCGCGGCGGCCAATCTGCCCAGGACGAAGCACAAGCCGATTAAGCCCAAGGCCCGCGGCGACCTCTGGCAAGTGCTGGTGATCGCCGACTGTCATTTTGGGAAGTATGCCTGGGGGAAATCGACCGGCCACGACGACTACGATCTGTCCATTGCCGAGAGGATGGTTGGCGATGCCGGCCGGTCGCTAATTGAGATCGGCGACACCTACGCCCCCGCCCGCAGGACGATTCTGTTCCTCGGCGACCTCTTCAACGCCGACGGGCCGTCGGGGAACACGACCGCGGGGACGCCCCAGGACAACGACGGCCGACTCCAGAAGATGATCCAAGTGGGCTGCGACACGCTCCTGGGGATCGTCGAGCGTTCGTCGGACACGGCTCAGACGGACGTTGTCGTCGTGAACGGCAACCACGACGAGACGCTCACATGGGCATGGCTGCGAATCCTCCAAGAGCGGTTCCGAAACAGCGAGCGGGTGAGTGTGTCTCAGAACTACACCCGCCGCCAGTATGTGACCTACGGCAATAACTTGATAGGCGCGGCCCACGGCGACAAGGCGAAGAAACGCCTGCCGCAGCTTATGGCGATGGAGGCCGCCGCCGATTGGTCTCGGTGCTGGTATCGGGAGTTCCACACCGGCCACTACCACGCCCAAGCCGCCGAGCGGTCGATTGAGACAGCCGATTCGGTGGTTCTGCGAACGGCTCCGTCGATCACCCCGCCCGACGAGTGGCACTCGGCCAGTGGCTATGTCTGCTCGAGGCAGTGTATGGAAACTTTTATCTACCTTCCCGAGGGCGGCCTGACCGCCATGCACATTGCAGGGCCATCAAAATGAACGCAAGACTAATCGGACTCTGCGGGCCGGCGGGAGCCGGGAAGAATACGGTCGCCGATTTCCTTACAGACTCGGAGCGGTGCTCATTCCACCAGGTGGCCTTCGCCGACCCGGTGTATGAGTGCATTTCTGTCGTCACGGGCATACCTGTGGCTGGACTTCAGAAGCGGGAAGTGAAAGAAGCGATTATCCCGTGGCTAGGCCAAAGCCCCCGGCAGATGCTCCAGACTCTCGGAACCGAGTGGGGCAGGAACACTGTCCACCAAGAAATCTGGGTTCGTAAGGCTATCCAGCGAGCTATCCCGCACCTCGCCGTGGGCCGCAGTGTCGTCATCACCGACGTGAGGTTCAATAACGAGGCGAAGGCCGTCATCGATGCAGGCGGCGAGGTCTGGAAAGTCACCCGACCTGGGTGGCAGTGCCTGGACGCCGGCACGGCTGGGCACCAGAGCGAAGCCGGGATCAGCGAGCACTTGATCGCCCGCACCATTGACAACTCTGGATCATTAGATGACCTCAGACGGCAACTCGTCGCTGCTACAATTTAGATAAGGCTACCGGCCTATCTATTGTGGTTTTCCGCGGAGTTCACGATGAGCGACCCCCGTCCGTTGTCTTTCGTGGAGGCCGGGTTTCGGGTGGCCGAACGATTCGGCGTTCCTGTCCTGCTTCTGGCCGTCATGGTCTGGTTCTTGCGGGAAGCCGCAGTAACCCTCCACGGCACGGTGCTGGTGCCAATTGTGGAGTCGCACACCGAGTTCCTTGAGTCAACTCGAGAGACATTGGACGAAATGGGCAAAACCCAGTTGAAGCAGGCCGAGACGCTCCAGGCGATTGCCCAGGATCAGCACGAAATCAAGGCCGCTGTCGTCAAGCGAACGGGTTCGGCAGACTCGGCCAGCAACTGACGAGGTGATAAAATCGCAGTCTTCAGCCAGCTTCCCGGCGTATTAGATGTAATCGCCGTAAACGGCGACGAAGTAAATCTCGCCGTCACGCTCCAGACAAATATTACGGGCTATTCATTTGAGAGCTACATCTACCAAAGCGCGACGACCACTGCGGGCGGCGGCGCAGGCTCACTCTCAGGAATCGGCGCGACGGTGACGCAGCCAACCATTGGCATTTCTAACGCCACGACCGGGGCGATGATTATCGGCCTGTCCGAGAATCAGACACGAATTCTTTCTCCTGGCAAGACATATCGCTGGTATCTCAGATGGATTTCGCCCACTGACATCACCCGGACGATCCTTAGTGGCAGCATAACGGCGGTAGCACCATGAGCGAAATCAGCGTTGTTATCGGAGGATCGACGAGCGTCAGCGTCAACGTCGGCGACCAGACCATCGGTGGCGGCAACGGAGCCGCCGCGACGATTCAGGTCGGAACGGTCACGACGCTGGCCCCGACCGCCTCTGCAACCGTTGTTAACGCCGGCACGTCATACGCCGCCAAGCTGGATTTTGGACTCCCACGCGGAACGACGGGTCTGACGGGGGCAACGGGGCCGGCGAACACGCTGTCTATCGGTAGCGTGAGCACGGGTGCGACTGCGGCCGTGAGCATCTCTGGCACATCGCCTTCACAGACCCTTTCGTTCGTTCTTCCCGCTGGGCCCACTGGCGCCACCGGAAGCACGGGCGAAACGGGGCCAGCAAACAGCCTGTCTATCGGAACAGTCGTCACAGGTGCGACAGCCGCCGTCAGCATTTCTGGCACGGCTCCATCCCAGACGCTGTCATTCGTTCTTCCTGCTGGGCCCAAGGGCGACACCGGAAGCACTGGCCCATCTGGAAGCACGGGCGCAACGGGAAGCACTGGCGCAACGGGCGCGACGGGGCCAGCAAACAGCCTGTCTATCGGAACGGTCGTCACAGGCGCGACAGCGGCCGTCAGCATTTCTGGAACGGCTCCATCCCAGACG